TTGCAGTTACATCTGTTTCTGTGCCAGTAGAAGAAATGCCTATCTCAAGGTTCTTATCTTCGATCTTGACCGTGGTAGCTTCAACAATAAAGCTTTCTCCGTTAACTGTCAAGTCTCCGTCTATAACGCTGCTTCCTGTAACATAAAAATCACCACCAACATAAGAATTTGAAACTGTATAATTATCTCCCTCGACAACAGAAGATCCTTTGACGAGAGAAGATCCCTTGGTAAGAGACGAGCCTGTTACGGAAAAATCTCCACCAACATAAGAATTTGAAACTGTATAATTATCTCCCTCGACAACAGAAGATCCTTTGACGAGAGAAGATCCCTTGGTAAGAGACGAGCCTGTTACGGAAAAATCTCCACCAATATAAGAATCGGAAACTGTATAATTATCCCCCTCAATAACGGAGGCTCCTTCGATGATAGAAGAGCCCTTGGTAAGAGACGAGCCGGTGACAGAAAAATCTCCACCAATATAAGAATCGGAAACTGTATAATTATCCCCCTCAATAACAGACGAACCGTCAACCAATGAAGATCCTGAAATTTTAACGCTATCACTGAAATTCCAAGAATCGTTAGAAAGACTCCACAGAATGCTTTTGTCTGTATCTCCTTTTAGGGTAAAACCTCCCCCGTCAGCAAGAGCGTCCGAGTTGTTTCCGCTACCTGCATCTCCAATAACAATGTTTGTATCTCTTACAGTTAGAACTGTAGAGTTGACAGTATTAACCTCCCCCCAAATAAACATATCCCCCTTGAGATAAATATCGTCTTTGACGTATATGTTTGAAAATTGCCCGGTATTAAAATATGCCGTGCCCCAGGCAACTTCCGGAAGTCCCAATCCGCCTTCCCCACTTGCTCTGGGAATTATTATCTTAGTCGTTTTTTCTTGATTGCATGTCATGGTAGTATATAATACACGGTTTTTAATTGAAAGTTATATAATTTATATATTCTAATATCCCTATAGATCCTTAAGTAGAGTCTTTTAATAAAACGCCCAAACTAAGGCCTGATTCGCTAATATGGGAAGAAAAAGAAACATTAAACCCAGTTAAAGAAACTCCGTATATCATGTGAGAATAATAAGATAATGGTGGAGAAGGGGATTGAGAAATGATATTAATGTTTATGTCAGGGCTCTGGGAGTATGAGCTCACAACCCCCAGGTCCGAGTATTTGATTGAGATCTCGCTAGCTCCAGAAGGTAAAGAAAAAGAAGAAGAATGTATAGAATCATCTAATGCCTGTAAATTTCCAGAAATTATAGAAACTGAACCAGCTAACTCTTCATCCTTGGATTGGTCTCCTAGTTTTCTTGTAAATATCCAGTCGCTTAAATTGTTTTCTCCAGTTTTTTCATACAAAAAATTACTATCAGTATCTATATATTCAGAACCTATAACCCCTGCAGCCTTTAAGCTTCCTGAAGGGGGCCCAATATCAGAAATTAAAGGTTTCCTTATACCCAGGTTAGCATTTACGAAGGTCTCGAACGCGCCCATGTCTTATTGCTCCCTTTTGCTGTGAAAGAGTAATGCTGCAGAATATAAATCGAGCTGATGCTCGGAAGCTATATCTTGAACCCCTATTTGAGTACCTAATTTTTCTATATTAGAAGAAGAGGCAATGCACTGCTTTAGCTTTTCGTCCCAATTACACAAGTCTTCAGAAATGATTACGGAAGCGCATAATTCGTCAAGCATATTTTTTTCCGACTTACTTAACCTCTTCTTTGATGATTTATTTTTCATCTCTGATTGAGCGGCCTTTTTTAGAGTTTCGGTTTGGTATATAATACTCTGAAGAGATTCTCTGCTGTATAGATTCTTTGCTTGAGACTCTTGCGGTATATCAGAGGTTCCAACAGGTCTACCAACTTCAGCCTTAGGTTTTGTCTTCTGGAGGTTTCCTTCAGGAGGGTCAGGGGGGCTTATCATTGGAGTTCCTCCAACGATAGGGTTAAACATCCCGTCTTTTCTTTGTTCAATAAATTCTTTTTGAGCGGAATCCAAATCCTCCGAGTTGGGATATATTCCCTTGTTTAGAACCTCCATGCCCTGCTGTGGAGTGATGACCCCCAATTCCATAAGTCTTGTTGCGACCCTTTGTAATTGAACCTCATCCTTAACATCTGTCTCTTGAAATTTTACTACAGGGTATTTCCTAAAGCCTAAATTCTGGCAAACCATTTTTATTTGAGGTTGAAGAAAATCATACAAAAAAGCGTTTCTAGATTCCTTTAGTCTTTCCATGAATATTGTTGTTTTGACCTGGGTATTGCTATACCTCTCATCCCCCACTATAACATTCTGAAGCCCTTCTTTTATATCGGCATTAATAACTTCGTACTTGCTGGGGCCAACAACCTTCCCTATATCTGGAATTATAAATTGAGCCTTGGTTGTATAGTCGCTCACTAAAACTCGACCCACGCTTTCGTTTTTAAATAAGTTTTGCATAGCCTCCATGTTTCTTGGGTTAATGCCTCCCTTATCGGGCTCTGCCCCCATTGTTATGAGAAGTATAACATTCTCAATGGTTCTGCAGATAGCTTGATCTATTTTTTTTAGTTCTAACTTAAAGTTGATATCGTCTAGTACCGGATATCCAAACGGAATAGCAAAAGGTTCGTAATCTTGCTTTTTATAAAAGGAGTATATTAATTTAGAGGGATCAAGCTTTATATTTATCCCGTCTGAATTATAGCTTCCGTTAATAATTTTATCCTTGACGTTTTTGTCTAGAGAGTCAAACACTTCTTGATCATAGTCGGTCTTCGGGTTCTTTAGTCTTTCTATATCGTACTCCGAAAGGATTTTTTCGTACGCTCCCGACTCAAAAGAGCTCGCTTTATTTGCGGTGATATCAAAAGGGTTAAGCATAACATACCTAACCGGCAACTTGCCGGGTTGTAGTGATATAGTTGACCCGTAAACCTTGCTTAATTTATCAAAATCGCCTTTAGAAAAAGAGCCATCAACTCTATATAAAAATATATTACCGCTCCTATAGTATTCTCTAAAATACTGATCCTTTAAGTTCCATAGATTGATCTTGTCAAACCACTTAGTAATAAAGTCTCTTGATTTTTTAGTTCCTCCCTCAAGATATACCTCTGCATTCGCAAACTCAGACATAACATCTATGGCGTTCCTAAACACAGATACATTAGCGTAGGCCTTTTGGCACAGCTCGATAGACTCTCTTACGCTTACTCCGTCCGAGCCATAAGTGTAGGGCAATAACCCCCCAGAGATATTAGCAAACCTATCTTTTTTATTGTTGCTATGGATATAATTCCGCCTAGATACAGTGTCGTCATTTTTGCCGGATGACCTTGAATAGTTGGCTTTTGACTCTGAATAAAACGGCTCTCCGGCAGATGCGGGAACTATTTGCTCCAGATTTTCTTGGGATTTAATATAATCGCTAATTGAGGAAGGCTCTTTCTTCTCGAACTTATCCCAATAATTAGATTTTTTATTATATTTCCTTTTACTCATCTCTTATGGTACACAAAAGTTGAAACAAAGTCTACCAAAAGTTAAAAGTTAACTTTTGACTTTTGAGGTATACTTAAAATGTGTATATATAAGAATGGCAAATAAAAAAGAGAAAAGATGTTTAGTTACTACGGCCCAAGGGGAGAGCGAGGGCACCATAGTTAACGAATACGAAGAGATTGGTGGGCCAGATGACGGCGCTATATTTGCAATTATAGAGATGGACAATGGACAAACAATCACAGTAAGAATGTCAGAAATCCAAGACTAACTGTGTATAAATATAAATATTAAAAAAACTAATTAAAAAAACTAATTAAAAAAACATCATGATTTTTGCAATAATAACATTAATTTCAGCTCTTAGTATTTCTATCATTGCGGCTTATTTCAGCATAATAGGCCTTGCAACTATTTTTCCAGGATCCATGTATGCCGTGATAGCCATGGGGTCTGTACTGGAAATTGGCAAAATCATAGCGTCAATCTGGCTCCACAAAAACTGGAAGTCGGCGCCAAAATTGATAAAGTTTTATCTTTTTTCGGCCATACTCATACTGATGGGCATAACAAGTATGGGGATTTTTGGGTTTCTATCTAAGTCGCACATAGAACACGAGCAAACTGCCGAAAAGTCTAAAGCTCTAGTAACTCAAGTAGAAAACAAAATAGAAAGGCAGAGAGAATACATACAAAGACAAAAAGACTTGATAAGTAAAAAAGAAGAGAAATCAGAGAATCTCGGAGGAAAAACTTCTGAAAACATAAAACTTGAACAAGAAAAAATATCTCAATTAACAAACCAACTAGATAGAGATATAAACATTGACAACGAAATACTAAAATCTCTCAACAACAAACTTTCCATATTAGATAAAGATTTAAATGATTTAAAAAATAAGTCTGGAGGACTATTCTCCAGCAAAAAGAAAGATATTGAATCTAAGATACTAGAACAAAAGATCGAAAGAGAAAATATAGCTAAAAAAATAAAAACTGCCGAAGATAACATATCTAAACAAAGGGCAGAAACTTCTGAAATAATATCTAGCATAAGAAAAAGGATACAGGAATACCAATCATTAGGCTTTGAAGATCCAGGCGATGCAGAGTCTAAGGTTGAATTGTTTAATATGAATATATCCAAAGCGCTGGACGAGATTGATACGCTGGAGCAAGAGAAATTTAATTACAGCGACGGAACGCGACAGCTGGAAGCTGAAGTTGGACCTATTAAATATGTCGCAGAGTTTATTTCGGACATAACGGGATCTTCTTTTGACATAAGTAAGGCTGTAAGGGTGGTAATATTAATATTGATTTTCGTATTTGACCCGCTAGCCATACTTCTGGTACTCGCGGCACATATTAGCTTATCAAAAAGATTTCCAAACATAGTTATAGACGAAGAGTCTTATATCAAAAAAACATCCGAGCTAGAGATTAAAGAAAGAGAAATAAGCTCAAAAGAGCTAGAGCTCACAGAAAGGCAAAAAGACATCGACGAAAACTCTAAGATTATAGGTCTATATGAAGAGCAAATAAATCAGCATCAAGAAGAAATTTCTAAAAACAAAGATACGATCAGATTAATGAAGCTAGAAACAGAAAAGAGTATAATCGACATGGAAAAACATTCCCCAATAAAAGAAGAGGTTAAATGTTTAATAAAAAAGAGACAAGAGGAATCTCTTATATTAAATAAATTAAAAAACGAAAAAGGAGATATTCTTTGTAAACTTGAAAAGTTTGACGAAGACTGCAAGGAGATAAAAAGCGTATTCACCAAGCATGGGGCGAATAAAGATAAAATAACAAAGTTAAAAGAAAACTTAGAAGACAGCTTAAGTCAAATGCTCGAACTTAAAGCTAAAGCCTCGCTCCTTGAAGAAAAAAATTACAAACTCGAAGAGCAGGCTGTAGATATAAATAAATTAATAGCCGAATTAGATTGTCTTAAAAGCGAAAATCAAACTGTAAAATTAGAGCACGCTCAATGCTCAGATCTTTCAACGCAAATTAAACAGCTAAAAGGTCAAAGAGATAAGTTACTATCTGAGAGAGCGGGACCGCAAAGCTCTTTGGTAATAAAAAACAACCTAGGAAACGGAAACTTCTCTGTTGAAGTGCTTTCTGAAATAGGCGGATCTCACACATTTACCAAGGTTGGAGATTTCAATAAATCTGAAATACTAAACTGCCAAGCCATAGGGTGCGAAATTGACGGGATCTGCCCAGAGAGAAAAGGGCCTCTCTTGTTAAAGATTTTTGAATCTAATATTAAAAAATATCTCGATAATAGACTAGACAATAGAGAATACAAAAAAAGCAAGCCCGAATATAAATTTACCCCTTGACAAAGATCGCCCTATCCTTTATACTGATTAGGTGAAAAAGAAAATAAACAAAAGAGATTTAATAAAAAAGCTTGTTGTCGAACCTAAATTTCAAAAAAGAATGTTCTGGGCTAGAGAGATGAAGCTTCTTAACGACCTCATGTCTATTTTTGAAGACCTAAATTTTTGGGAAAAAATAAGAATAAGAAAAGTTCCCTCCTTGGCGGTGTTGAAATCTCCTAAGGGTTTAGTTATCATCAAAAAGAAGTTCAGAGAATTCTGCTACAAGATCCCTGAAAAAGTAACAATAACCCTAGGAAAAAAAGAGGGGGAAGATAAACAAATCCCTAAAAAAACAAAAACAATTAGACAATTTATAGATGAGTAAAATAAAAAAAGAGCAGCCGGAAACCACAGATCAAATTTCTAAATTCCTAAACGACAAGGACAACCAGAAATATCACTACAATTTTCACGAATCAAAAGAATATAAAATACCTAGCGGAAGCTTGAATCTAGACATGGCCCTAGGTGGAGGTTTACCGTCTGGAGCTCATAGGTTTACAGGCATTAACGAAGGAGGGAAAACTAGTTGCGCCTTATCCTTTGCGAGAAACTTTCAGAAGCACTTCAAGAAAGAAGGAATGATTATATATATCAAGAGCGAGGGAAGGCTAAGCCCTGAAATCCTAGAGAGGGCGGGAGTGGACCTTTCTCCAGACAAATTTTTTATTTTTGATTGTAATATTTTTGAAAAAGTTTTTGAGCTTGTAAGAGAGCTTGTATTTGAAAACGAACAGGATAAAAAGTATATGTTTATTATAGACAGCGTCGACGCCTTATGTAGGGTCGGGGATATAAATAAACCTTTTGCTGAATCAGAGCAGGTGGCAGGAGGGGCGTTAATAACGTCGGTCTTTTTAAAGAAAATGGTATTGCCGATATCTAAAATGGGACACACTTTGATATTAACAAGTCAAGTAAGGGTAGAGGTTGCAACAAACCCTTATGCCGCAAGAGGCGGCCCAAAAACAAAAGAGGCTGGAGGCAACGCTGTAAAGCACTACGCAAACTTTATATTAGAATTTCAAGAGAGGTATACCTCAGATATGATATTCAAAAACCCCAGCGGCACGACGCTAGAAGCTAAAGGTGAGCCTATAGGTCATTACTGCAAAGTAAAATTCAGAAAAAGCGTTAATGAAAAGACCGGGTCGGTTGCTAGGTACCCAATTAAATATGGGCAAAAAAAAGGAAGCTCAGTATGGAAAGCTAGGGAAATACTCGATATGTTATATCTATTTAAATTAATCAGCAAAAGCGGAGCGTGGATATCGGTATCTACAGAATTAATTAAAGAATTAAAACTAAAAGAGATAGAGATGCCGGACAAGTTCCAGGGCGACCAAAAAATAATAAGCTTTTTAGAAGAAAACCAAGCCCTTACTGATTTCCTATACAAAGATTTCAAAAGCCTAACTGATGCGCTTTAAAACCTTAGTTGGGGTAGAGAGAACAGTTACTAAATCTAAAAAATACCTTATTGACTGGAGCGGGTCTAGCAGAAGTAAATTTCAAAAATCGACCAAAACCTTCCTTAAAAAATACTGGGAGAAACATGTTGTCTTCGAAGAGTTTCCTATAGTGGGGACTAGGTTATCAATAGATTTTTATAATGCGAATAAGAAAATAGCTATAGAGGTCCAAGGTAGGCAGCACACCCAATACGTCCCCTTTTTTCACAGCAAAAATAAAATCAACTACATAAACCAACTAAAAAGAGACGCAGACAAGCTAGAGTTTTGCAAAATTAATAATATTAAATTAATAGAAATATACGAAAGCGACACTATCAATGAAGAATTATTTATTAAATTTGGAGTAGATCTATAGTTTGTGTAATATAACGTATGAACGACGAAAATATTGATCCAGAAAATTTAAGTGAATTTAATTTCCCTGAGAGTGTTCTTTCTCAGATTTTTGAGTTCACGGGTTCCACGGGAGGAGACAGCGGCTTTATTTTGACGCATGTAAATCAGCAAGGAACTCCCTCTATAATAACAAAAGCTTCTTCTCCGATTGTAGAAATGGGACTAAGAAAAGCTCTAGAGCAATACTTAGAGCAAATAGCCACTCAAGATTTGCACCTAGATTCGACAGATCTTGGGGACGAAGAAAGCTCTTGACATTTTTATTCATGTGTGATACCATTCTATTATGGTATATTCATATGAACTAGAACAACATTTGCTCGCGGGGTTAATTAAATACCCAGAGTCCTATCCATTAATTGCGGCCTTTATAACTAAAGACGATTTCTTCTCTCAGAACACTACGGTTAATAAGACAATATTTTGCGTCCTTCGCCAATCCCTAGAGGCCTCTGAAGTTTTAGACGAAGTTTTGTTATCTCAAAGAGTTAAGTCTTTAGGGATGTCTTTTGAAGATAATATAAATATTTCGGACTACATTAAGGCTTTATCGATGCGTCAAATATCAAAAGAGGGAGTCGTTAAAGCCGCCAAAGAACTAAAAAAAATCACAGTAAGACGAGAGATCCACGACGCATCCATAGATGTTGCCAAAAGCATGAAAAGCATCTCCGCAAGCTCAACTTACGATCAGATAGTCTCTGAGGCGGACAAAATATATAACGAAAAAATAAACCTTTATGAGATAGGGTCAAATAACCCAGAAAATCTTTTTGACGATATGGAAGACTGGATTGAAGATAGAGGAAACAACCCTATCGACGAGTTTGGTCTAATGGGTCCCCACGAAAGAATAAACGAATGCTACGGGTCTCTTCTTAGGCCTGGAAACATAACGGTTGTTGTTGCAAGGGCGGGGGTAGGCAAAACTCAATTTTGCATGGATTTCTGCACCAAAGTTTCTGCAATCAACAATAACGTCCCTATTCTTCATTTTGACAATGGGGAGATGAGCAAGGAAGAACTTATTGTAAGGCAGTGCTCCGCGCTCTCTGGAGTGCCTATGCATTTATTAGAGACAGGACGATGGAGAGAAGCTGGGGAGGAAGTTGTTAATAAAGTTAGGGAAACCTGGAAGATGGTCAAGAATTTTAAATTTTTCTATTATAACGTAGCTGGGCATTCGATAGAAAGTATGATTAATATCATAAGAAGGTTCTATTTCTCTGAAGTGGGAAGAGGCAACAAAATGATCTTTAGTTTCGATTATATTAAGACCTCTTATGAAAAACAGAACGGATTAAGTTCGTGGGAAACAGTAGGTAGGATGGTTGATAAGTTTAAGCAATTAATACAAAAAGAGCTTTGCTTTAGCGAGGGGCCTACAGTGTCAATGCTAACTAGCGTTCAGAGCAACAGGTTAGGGATAACAAACAATAGAAGCTCGGACAATATAGTTGACGACGAGAGCGTTGTTTCCCTATCTGACCAAATAACTCAGTTCTGTTCGCATTTGTTCTTGCTCAGAAAGAAAACAATGGACGAGATTCAATCCGAGCCGGAGGATTTTGGAACCCACAAATTAATATCTTTAAAATACCGCTGGTTAGGTAGAAATGTCCACAGAGCGTTGCAGCCCGTAGAAATGCCAGACGGAACAAAAAGAAATAATTATATAAACTTACATATGGAAAACTTTAGTATTAAAGAAAAAGGGGATCTTCAGGACCTAGTTGACAATGTAAACTCCGAAGGAGTTGGCGCGGTTGAGGATTTTCTAGAAGAGCTTCCAAATATATGATATCGACAGACAAAATAAAAGACTGCTTAATTAGCTTGGGATACAAGCTTAATGATAGGGGTCCTTATTGGCAGACCAATGCAATATTCAGGAACGGAGACAATTCTACAGCTATTCAGATATACAAAAACACTGGAGTTTGGAAGGATCACGTTCAAGGGAGTCGGTTTTCTCCCTTAAAAAGGTTGGTGGAAATCACCCTTGGAACAAACGACAAAACAGTAATCAAGAAATACATAGAAGAAGAAGATGTAGGATCTCATTATAATAAAATAGAATCAATAGAAAAAATAGAAATGGAAGAAATATACCCACAAGACTGCTTAAAGAAACTGCTACCGCATTATAAATTTTATAACGACAGAGGTATTAGCGATGAAGTTTTAGCAAACCTAAAAGGCGGGTTTGCCACTGCAGGAAAATTAAATAAAAGGTTTATTTTTCCTATTTACAATGAATTCTCTCAGATATACGGATTCTCGGGTAGAGATATGACATCGACAGAAGGACGCCCGAAGTGGAAGCATATAGGAAAGAAAAAATCTTGGGTCTATCCGCTATACAACAACCCAAAAACCTTAAAAAATATACAAGATAAGAAAGAAGTTATTTTGGTCGAGAGCATTGGAGACCTCCTACAATTAAATGAAAACGGATATTTTAATGTTCTAGTTTCCTTCGGGTTGGATATTTCCAATAAGTTAATATGCTCCTTGGTCTCACTGGGAATTTCCAGAATAATACTATCATTAAATAACGATTCCGCATCCACAAAAAACAGAGGACTAGAAGCATGTGTTAAAAACTATCTTAAATTATTAAATTATTTTGAACCAGATAAAATTTTAATATGCTTACCAACTGCAAAAGATTTTGGAGAAATGTCTATTGATGATTTTAATTCTTGGAACAAAAAGCTATTATCCTCTGACGCAAAAAAACAAAGATCATTCATAGTCAAAGAGATAAGCAAAATGCACAAAACTTTACCAAAATCTTTATTAAAAAATAAAAAAATAATAACCAATGAGTGAATTAACTAAATTATCCGCGAGTAGAATTAAAACCGCGCAAACTTGCTCCTGGACATACTGGTGCAATTATAAATTAAAGCTTCCTCAGTCAGGAAATGACGGCTCGAGTAGAGGAACGATATGTCACAATATATTTGAACTTCTAGGAGACAAGCATAAAGCTGAATTCAATAAAATAATAAAAGAAGGAACAATATGGAATACCAAGGTTGTCGCCTCTCAAGTCAAAGAAGAGGCTGAAGAGTTAAAGGTAGACGATCAAGAAAATTTGGACTTGATTGACGAAATGATTGTTGCTGGACTTCGTTGTGATTTCTTTGGAGATACAGAAGAAAAGCCTGAAGAAGCTGAATCGGAAAGGTTTTTTGATCTAGAAATAGAAAAACCAGAAAAAGGTATTCGCTATGCAGTCAGAGGGTATATAGATAAGCTATTTAAATACAAGGATAATTCTGTAATAATTCGAGACTTCAAAAGTAGCAAGCAGGTTTTTAAAGGAAAAGAAATAACTGATAATTTACAAAATCTAATATATAGCCTGGCGGTCAAAAACCTAATGCCAGAAACAGAACCTCAGAGTGAATTTATTTTTTTAAGATTTGACCTAGAAAAAGACGTTTTGGGAGAACGCGGAAAGGGTTACGTAAGGATGGACAAAATCACCGAAGAAGAATTAGAAGGTTTTGAATATCAGCTTACTGAATTTCAAAAATACATAGACGGATTTGATGAAGATTGCGCAAAGTCTAATTTTGCAGCAACACAAGATTACCCAAGAGATGGAACGTTTGGCGGGCCACTCGCCTGCGGAAAAGATGGATTTAAAGTTTCTTATGGGAAGCCTGTTCTTGATAAGCTTGGCGAGCCAATAAAAGCTTTTATTTGCCCATACAGAAAGCCTATGGAATACTACGCAATACAAGACAAAGACGGAAAAGTTTTAAAAACATCATTTATTGAAAAGAAAGACTCTCTTGATCCAGATAAAGATCTCGGAGAAAAGGTCGTAAAAATGAATTATGATGGATGCCCACACTGGCAAAACAAAGTAAAAATAGATGACTTCCTCGACGGATAAGTATGACGCAGCAGGACTGCTCGTAAAACTAGACAATTTAGTTCTGCTGGGTAAAAGAGCTAAAATTTGTGCTAATTTTCCTGGGTATTGGTCGCTTCCCTGTGGGGCTGTAGAAAAAGGAGAGTCCTCCTTAGACGCCTGTATTAGAGAATTTAAAGAAGAAGCCGGAATAAATATCTCAAATGAAATACAATATCTAAATTCGTTCCCAATGGAAAACGGGGGGACTTTTTACGCATATTTTACCAATATAGAATCTTTAATATTTCCAAGCAATGAGGCCGTAGATTCAATAGAGCATGAAGAATGGGGTTTTTTTAAAATACAAGAAAATTGCCTGCCCAATCCAATGACAAAAGAAACGAGAGAGACAATTTTAAAATTAAAATGAAAAAAATAATAGTAACAGGAGTAACGGGTCAAGACGGAAGTCATATGGTAGATTATTTATTAAAGAATACCGATTATAAAATATACGGAACCGCTCGAAGATTAAGCGTTAAGAATCACGAAAATATATTACATCTAGAGGGTGAGTCTCGATTTGAGCTAATTAGCATGGACCTGAACGATGCTCATAGTATTCGTGATGTAGTAATCGACATTCAGCCAGACTTTTTTATTAATTTTGCCGCGCAGTCTTTTGTGGCTGGAAGCTGGGATTACCCAATCCAAACGTGGATTACAGATGCAGATGCAGTGCTTCATATACTCGAATCGATTCGCCGATTTGCGCCGCAGTGCAGGTTTTATAACGCCGGATCTTCTGAGGAATTTGGAGACGTAATTTATACTCCGCAAAATGAAGAACATCCGCTTAAACCTCAATCTCCCTACGGAGCTGCAAAATGCGGAGCAAGGCATATTGTTCGTGTGTACAGAGAATCCTATAAAATGTATGCAGTTCAAGGTTGGTTATTTAATCACGAAGGCAATCGTCGAGGGCTTGATTTTGTAACTCGAAAAATAACTCACACAGTAGCAAGAATAAAAATAGCCATAGATAAAGGTAAAAAAGCTCCGACCCTAAAACTTGGAAACATAGAGGCGATGAGAGATTGGAGTGACGCAGAAGATTTTATGAGTGGCGTTTGGCTAATGATGAATCAAGAAAAACCCAAAAACTATGTTCTTGGAAGCGGGAAAATGCATACCGTCAGAGAATTTCTAGAAGAAACCCTGAAGTGCGCCGGTATAAAATTTAAATCCTCAGGGAAAGAAGAGGGTGAAAAATATCACACAAAAGACGGTTTATTGATTTTTGAAGTTGACCGAAAGTTTTATAGGCCAGCAGAAGTTCACGAACTATGTGGAGACCCGTCTCTTGCGGAGAAAGAGTTGGGCTGGACAAGGCAGACCGACTTTCAAGGCTTGGTCGAGAAAATGTATCAAAACGATTATTTATTATTGACTGAATGAAGTGCAATAAATGTTTATTGTTAGGCAAAGGCATATTCTTGACATTTAGAAAATTAATATAAATTTGTGTAATATATTATATGAAAAATGAATTCTCAGACAGGGTACTAGAATACTTAAAGTTAAAATTAGAAAAATTTAACGCAAAAAGCGAGAGGCCTGCAGCTCTTTCTCAATTACAAAAAGTTTACAGAAGAGGCAGCCAAGCTTTTGATTCTGTTGGTAAGCCCGGCAAAACAAAAGGCCAATGGGCAATTGCCAGAGTAACTATGTTTTTAAAAATGATCCAAGGCTCTCGCGTCAAAGACTCCTACAGAAAAGCCGATCAAGATATAGCAGACGCTGGATTTCTAATTGACGACGGAGTTAGGGATGAAAATTTCTTTTCTGAAGAGAATTTAATAGAGGCAAGCATAGAAATAAGACGAAACCAGCTCCAAGAAGACCCATCCTTTACTTCAGAAATGTGGGCTACAATTTTTATCGACGTTGACGAACTGGGCTTTGAAGAGTACATAAACGAAGAAGCGTGGGCTGCAGAAAAAAACAAAGGAAAAAAATTAAACAAACCTTTTAGAACATCTAAAGGCCCAAAGAAATTTTCTGTTTACGTTAAAAACGAAAAAGGTAATGTAGTAAAAGTTAACTTTGGAGATCCCAACATGGAGATTAAGCGCGACAATCCTGCCCGAAGAAAAAGTTTTAGAGCAAGACATAACTGCGAAAATCCAGGCCCCAAAACAAAAGCTAGGTATTGGAGCTGTAAGATGTGGAGCAAGAAGAGCGTTACAAATATGACAAAAGCAGAGGATGCAGAGGGGCTTGACGAGGAAATTTCAGAAGAAGAATCCGAAGCAAAAAAAGGACTCTGGGAAAACATCAGAGACAAGAAAAAAAGAATGGGCAAAAAATACAAAGCCGCAAAACCCGGAGATAAAGATCGCCCAAGTAAAAAAGCATGGAAAAAAGCTCAGTCAACAGACGAAGAAAAAGACTTCAAGCCTCATATGATGTATGATAAAAAAACAGGAAAGCCAATTAAAGCCGAAACATACAGGCAACACCTTGAGCTGAAAGAGCAAGGGTTTACTCACGAAAAACCAGCTAAATAAAAATCCTCTAGTCTATGAAAAAACAGCAATTTAATCGATGGAACCTCAGGTAACTACCGGGTCTTAAGTTTTTTTTTTATAAAGGAATTAGAGTTTTATCTTCTCTTTTTTGCCTGTTTTGGGTAATGATAAGTATGGCAAAAATAATATCAACCGAGAAGTTATCCTTAAATGGAGATAATATTAGACTTGGGTCTAGCGAGCAAAATAAATTTGAAGTTACTGACGCGCAAGGAAATATATTAATTAGTAAAGACAGCATTGAAGCTAGTGTATCTAGCTTGTCTGCACAGATCGAAGAAAATGAATTTGCGACAGTTCAGGTAGCTTTAACCGAAGGTCAATCAACAGTTACAGTTCCTTTTGGTAAAACTTTTTCTTTCACTCCGCAGGTAGCAGCGTCAATACTCGGGAGTGGTTCCTCTGTCATTATGGCAGCACAACTAACAAGTGTATCGCTAACAGAAGCGTCCTTTCAGCTTACTGATGAGGTTGCTGCAGGTGAAGCTTATATAATGCAAATGGTAGCGTTAAGCTCTTCTGTAGCTCCTGAAGCAACTAGTATAGATACTGAATCTGCCATTGGGGAAAGAACTGGAGATCCGCAAGGAACTATATTTTTTAGTTCGGATACAAGTAAATTTTTAATTTATACAGGATCATCCTGGATAACCTTCTCTGCAGCATAATAATAACAATTTAATAACAATTATGAATAGACAATATGTAATCATTGACGCAGCAGATGTTTCATCTGTTGATTTCTCTCAAATCCTTGAAACCTCAGCATCCACCCTTCGGTATAATGTTACAGGGGATAAGACATTTGTTAAGTATGAAGGATCCAATGTTCCTTCTTTTTTAAACGGAAAAGCCACTTATTCTCACGCAGAAATCCTTGAAATTCTTAATCAAGAAGCTTGGACTCAAGAACAAGGGATCTCCTGATGGCTGCTTTAGATAATATTCTTTCGAGTAATAGACCAGCTTCTCCCGGACTGGGAGAAGCTTATTACGAAACGGACACAAATAAAATCATTGCCTGGAACGGCGCTTCTTGGACGGAGGTTATTTCCGACGGTACTTTGAGTTCCTATAGTAATGCCTACAGTATAGATTTTGATGGAACTAATGATTACATGATCGCTGGCCTCGATGGGACTTCGTCGGGAGGTGCATTAGCAAGTACTGACGCTGATATTAATTTGACAATTTCCATGTGGCTAAAACCACAAGCATCTGGGGAACAACAGTTATTTCAGTGGGCAAATACTTTATCAGCTGGGACTCCTTTTATAACTTTTACGACCACCAGGGTATATGTAAATGGTGGCTTTAGGCACACTTTTCAAACAGGCGAA